CGTTCATTCGAAACCATATCCCCATAAGTGAAAGCTTTACTTCATCCTCAGTCTCAAGTCTTGTTCCTACCGATATATTCAAACTACCATAATCGTGCTGCTTGTGACAGAATAGAGCATATTGTTCACGCTGTATCTGTTTAAATCGTTTGGTCATTTTGGGGTACTGAGACTCAATCCCATCTATAACATTTGCTTTACTTGGCATGTATGTGTCTCCATAGTTTAAGTAATCGTTTGTGACCGCACACTCTGAGGAGCCAGTCTATATCCTCCGCATTCCTATCCTTCAGATAACGCCAGAAATATATAAAGTACCATTTCATTCTTCGTAAGGCTCCGGTTCAATTTCTTCTCCACACTCTTCACAATAGTAGTAGTTATAATACTGGTGTTCACCCATACCATAATACACTTCGCCTGTTACGATATTTACATGTTCACATTCTAAATTATCAGCACTGTGCGACAGCTTTTTGGAGGATGAGTGGCATAACGAAAGGATGCCATCACACAGTGCGTTAAAAATATAGACGAGACAATCGACAACCCATCGCCAAACAAGTATTATCGTCTTTTCCGTCTCGCCTTTTTGACTTTCAGAGGACATATCTTTAACTCCGAAACCAAATTTGGATGCGTAGCAAAACCACACCTAAGTCTCTTAGCGGTATCATAGGAAGCATATGGACAGTCCCGATCATTTATAAGAGGACACTTTTCAAACATTTGATCCAATCATCAAAGGTCATAGCAACAAAGGTAATTCCACGATCCTCACGGTACATCACCACATCACAATTACCCAAAGACAGCCATTTAGGAATAGACCTGCGCCTCTTGGCCTGTATCTTGACACCATCAGCAAGTATATCCACATCAGCAGCTTCGCCCATTGAACGACCATCGGATCCCCAAGCCCTTTTGACCTTATCGAATCCAGCCTTTTCAAGCTTCTTAACTAACTCGTTCTCGTACCCTGTGCCTTTTGCCTTGCTATTCATATCCCACCTTTGTTGTAGCTTTTGTATGTAGAATTGGCCTCTGCCTTCTAATTTAGCCATACAGATTTCATTAGAGTTATAATCAGAATGGTAATTTATCATCTTCAAGATTATCATTAGCTAAACTAACTTCATCTGCTTTATCGTTTATCTTTTCAAATGTAATAGCATCACCGCTGTTCTTTTTAACCCACTGGACTTGTTCCAGATAGCAACTGATGGATTGCGTTCCATTCACATCCCATACCTTTGGCTTGATCACTATATTGACCTCATCGCCACCAAAAGGACAGTCGTTGGTGTATTGCCCTTCCGTATCAAATATCTTTGGAAAGCGCTCGACCCCTTCATTGCTATGGATTTTATTTTTAAAGCTTGCAAGTTTAGTTCCATCGTCATCTTTCAATCCATTGATAAGCTTAATGCCAGTCTGAGCGATTAGCTCTTTCTGAAGTTTTGCAAGCTCCTTGTTTACCTCAACGGTAACACTATGACCAGAACCATATTGAAGATCTGGTTTTAATAGATGTGAATATCTAACGACCAATCCCTTAACTATCATCCTTCCCATTTTCACAGGGCTTTTCGTATCCCCTGTCTTTTTATTTACTGCCATAATAGACTCCTGTTGTTAATTAAAACTGAGATAAGCATTAAGATAATCAGTATCTCAATGAAATAATTTTTGAAGTACCACCAGATATAATTCATTCGACAACCTCATAGGCTATATCCATAGTGTCAAGTTTTCGGCACACTTCAGTTATAATGTGAAGCCGATGTGTATCTGATTGACTGGTAATATCGTAAGCTTGTGTAAAAGAAAGGTCAGTGGGTTGTGTCTCCCGAAAGGAAGCACCTAATGACCCTAAGTAGGAAAAGAAATCTTCTATGATTAATTTATCTGTGGGTAGTATCTTGACTTGTTTCATGGTATGTGGTCATGTTACAATTTAACTAATAAGTGATTTCAAATAAAAACCTCATCGTAGGTTACATCTATATTGAAAGTATGTAGTGTGAATAAAATCTTGTCAGCATGTTTATTTCTCAGCCGTCTCTTGCCATTGACAATCTGATGCAATAAAGTTTGGCTTATATTGGACTGTTTCGCCAGCCAGGAGAGTGTTCTTTGAACATTTGGTCTATTTAAAACATCCTGTATCTTCGTTTGAGGTATGATCGGAGTTTCAATTTTTGGCCTGCCTAATTTTGGCTTCGGTGTTTCGACAATTATCATAAAATATTCCCTTAATTGGTAGCAAATTTTAAAACAAATATAGTTTATGTGCAAACAGTATTTGCAATTAAAAGAATGGTTGCATAAATGCAATACAGTTTATAACTTTAAGTAAGCAAACTAATGAGGATTAGAGAGAATGGCAAAAATAACACAATTAAATGACGATAAATACTTGATTAGATATATACCGGAAGGATATAGGAGTTTATATAAGAATCCCTACCGATCCATTACTATCAATGGCAGGGAAAAGGCTTACACTATATATAATGATGCGAATTTAGTGGAAGATCGTGACCGCATAAGCCTTAGACTCAGTGGAAAAATCAATTCAATAAACATTATCATTCCAGAGTTAACCATCGGTGCTATATTCAAGGCTTTTAGGCTAAACGCTATCCCTTATAAGCAATATGCCGTAAAGACAATTAAGCGATACGAAGCACTGATGAACAAATTAGAAAACAACTTGGGTTCAGATTTCCCATTCTGTAAAATCAATTATCCTTTCTATTTTAAGCGCTATGGGAACCCAAATAAGAAAAACTCTGGGGTATCAGATTTGCGATGCTTAAACCATATTGGAAACTGGGCAAGGGAACAGATTTCTGAGGGCAACATTAGGGGTACAATCAACGCAAAGCCCATAAGGCTACCGAAGGTCACCAAAGGTAAAAAGAACGCTCTAAAGCCCTATCAGTTGGATATGATATTTAACCATCCTGAGATATGCCCTACTACGAAAGCGATTATCGAACTTTATATATTAACAGGGTGTCGGATTAGTGAATTATGCAGACCTGATTTCACTTGGGATCAGATAGATGCGGAAGGTGAAGTGGCTTATATTAAAAACAAAGGACACAAGAAAGCACTTGATACACCTTTAGAAATTCCTTTCTTAAAGGATCACCATCAGCGATTGGTTAAAGTTATTAATGATTATTTTAAACCTATCCACGATGAAGCACATCTCTACCCTATTCCCATAAACGCAAAGAATGTTTATGATCGAATTGTATATGCGAGTAAAAAGGTCGGGTTTAAATTTACCCCCCACGACTTCAGAGATACTTCTGCTACAATCTTACTGCGGGAGTCTGGGAACATCTATGCAGTAAAAGAGCATTTAGGTCACGCTAATGTCAAAGATACTGAAGATGCTTATGCTGATTGGATTATGGATGATAAAGTAAAATCTTCCACCTCAATCATTAAGGCTTTGAATAAATCAGCTTAATTGTTCCGTAAGTTTAATGGAAGTGTCATATACTCCATAGGCCACTTCTTTAAATCTCAAACTATTATCAGACATCCGAACATAGTAATATGAACTTCCATCATAATATAGAAACTTATAATGCGCCCCATCTATAGCATCCCTCATAGTCTCTAAGCTTGTTTTATATGTGGAACTAACAAGTTTTAAATCGAAGTTCCAAAAGCGTTTACCATCGTGTCTTTTATTTGAATAAGTGTTTCCACCCCGGCTAGTAACAATCTTATTGCCGTGTATTTTACCCTCTGATCCAGATAATCCTATATTAGTCAATGAAAGCTTAGTACCTAAGATCACTTCAGTAAGTGTGTTATTTGCTGCAACGCTTTGTCTCAAATAATAATAGCGTGTCGCTGGTGAAGCACTGCTTACAGTCACTCCAGTTTTAACAGTCCATCCCTCATTGATTGTAGTCATGCTTGAACCAGTAATCCCTGTAGCGAAAGCGTTGGTTGTAGCGCTGTCATTAGCATACCAATCTATATTATCCGCATCTTCAGCCGTACTATAAACAGCAATACTATCTATTGTATTTCCTGATGCTGTAAGATCAAACTGCACTGTATCATATTGTGCAGGCATACCAGCCGCAGTACCGATTGAAACATCAGTAAGTCTGGTTTCGTTGGTAGCAGAAGTTGCATCAGCAGCAAAGTTATTTGTACCACCAGTTTGATCGCCCCCTACTGGATCCGCTGAATAAAGATTTGCATTTGGGTAGATAAAATACTTAGCCATTAGAATACTTCCGTTAGCTTGATACTGGTGTCATAGACTCCGTAGGAAATTTCTTTAAATCTTAAACTGTCATCAGACATTTTCACATAGTAATAGGCGCTCCCATCGTAATACAAAAATTTATAATGTGCGCCCTTTACGGAATCCCGCATTGTTTCTAAGCTTGTTTTGTAGGCAGAACTACAATATCGAAGGTCAAAATTCCAAAATCTTTTTCCACCATGCCTTTGATTAGAGTATTGCTCACCGCCATCACTAATTATCATATCATTACCATAGTTAATTCCCTCAGTTCCATTGAGATCCGCATTAGTTAAACTAAGTTTTACTCCAAAAATGACTTCTGTAATATCATCTATTGTACCAGTTGTAGAGTGAATAAATTTATATTGACCAGATGTTGCTGAAAAACTTAATTCATTCCATCCTACGACCCAGTTATCAGTTTTATTGACAAGTGCAGTACCCATAGCAGTTGCAGAACTGCCAGAGTATACTTTCATATCGTGTCCGTGTGCGGATGTAAAATACAATGAAATTCTATCAGCATTGATTGATGCGTTTGCAGAAAAAACATCAAATCTAAGTGCATCATTAGCGCCGAATGAAGTAAACGCTGTACTAATAGACATATCATTTACTCTATCTTCATTTGTAACTGAGCCTGATGAAGAAAATGTTGTTCCAGACACAGTTCCATCGGTTACTGTTGCCCCTGAGAACCCTGCATTATTATAAATAAAATACTTAGCCATCAGGATACCTTTATAATTTCCATTTTTGAATTATTTGGATGTTTATCAATTTTTGTTATCATGTAATAATCGGTTCCCATTGCAGTGCCGTATATCTTAATGTTTGAATCCCAATTAGAAAACTTGACTATATCTCCAATCTCCAGGTGACTATACTTTGGTCTTGCACATTTGAAATTGATGATTGGCCTGCGTGATTTCATTAGATATAAATATGCTTCAGCAAGTTTTGTAGCTGTAGTAGAATCCAGTATTTCGTTTGCATCCAGCTCAAGTTTTAATGTCTGATTGATTCCATTTACCGTTGTCCCTTGTGATGTGGAGTCCGTAGCTGCTGCTGAAGATTTATTGGAATTTGCACCATAGTCATGGTCATAGTTTATGACAATAGAGTTTCTCACTTCTGCGACAGGAGTTTGAGATATTCCCTCTAACACTATATCATTGAAATCTATAATTTGATCGACTGCACTATAATCATCTGTCTGTCTAAGTGTTCTTATCTTTATCTTACCATCACCAGAAACAAACACATAGGAAAAACATAAGCTTCCCAGTCTCTCGATCAAATCCTTTGATGGTATAAATTTATATTGGGAAAAGGCGAATTTCACATCACCGACTGCATCCGCAAAATATTCACCCAGATAACCATTGGATGTATTACCAGAAGTGTCAAAAGTAGCATAATCTATTTCAGTGCTGGTAAGTGAAAGTTCAGATCGTAAAATATCCTCAATCATAAAGATTGGATTTTCTATTAAATCATTCTCATTGTAACCCTGATTCCTGGAATTAGCATCAACCCACGCTCCATACTTCCTACCCTTGCCGCTGTAGTAGACAAAATCAATCTCACCAGGGGTAAGCTTTGTCACCGTTCTTACTCTTTTGATTGATCGAGGTGGAAACATATCATATTTAACCGTAGGCGGTCCGTGGGGTTGCTCTATATATCCATGTGTGGGAAAATTATGTTCATACACTTCTTGTATTACATGCTTATCAATAACTTCAGAAGTAATATCTACCACCAAGCCTGCTTCATATATCTGCACTGAATGGTTGCTATTGTCTGAACCGCCTCTAAGGCTGAATTGTATTTGCCCTTCGAAATCAAAAGTAGTAGTCTTACCACTATATAAACTGCCAATAGAGGTTTTAGTTATAGAATCATCAGTTATAGTGTCGTGATCTTCATTTGTTGAGTTAGCTGTATATCTAAAAGTTTCCCCATTGTCACCTTCAAAATCAGAATTTGTACCCCATTTGACCAGCGCTGAAACAGCACTAAAAGTTCCTGCACTATTCACTTTAGGCACAGCATAGGTCATTGTGGCTACAGAGTTATTTGTAGTCCCGCTATTAGCAGCCCATGAAGCATAGTTTGAGAACGATCCATCACCAAGCCTTTCTTCATTAGATACAGAATAATTACCAGATCCACTTTCTGATGCAATATTAGAAGTGCTTATTGGAACATAAAATGATGCTCCTGCTCCAGAAAATTCAACCACAGGATTCCTGCCAGTAGCATTAACCGTTCCTGTCATAGTAGCATAATGTCCGTTTGAATAAATATAAACATTCTCATTATCTAAGGTGTGTAAAGCCTGGCTATCCACTGCTGATTCTACCGCAGCTTCCTGGGCATCGTACTTATCGGTGATGATTGCAGGGAAAGCGCCTTTATAGAAATTATAAAAACTATCAAAGTGTGTTGTAGGGATTGTGCCTATGTCTGTCTTTTCATAGAAATCACCATAAGCCATTGGAATAGGCATACCTACGTTATTAGAAGGCGCATTGGTATAGGTAGCTGCTACGACTGTATTCTTAGGAATTATATTGTGATATTTTGGAGTATTATCAAAAAGAGTAAGCTTAACAAACCTATCATCATACTTTATATCTCCACCGATTAAGCCACTGCCGATCATTCGCTCTGCATCATCGTAGCTATTAGATGGATCGTATTCATTTGTATTTAAGAATAGTTCCCATTTTCTATTGGAGAAGTTTTTAGTGGAGAAAAGATCAGAAAACCGTCCACCTTCAATAGCCCTATCTGTATTGATTAGCTTGATGTTCATATTTGCGTTAGAAGTATGAAAGGTAAAGAAGTCCAGGGATTGAATATGTTTCCCCCAAGATGAGACTATGCCGTAATATTCATCCGATCCATCCACTCTGGTGAGATCGCTAACTCCTATGAAGTTAGATGCAGTAGAATCATCATTATAATAAAGCTTTAAAACCCAAAATGCTGTTGAACTTGATTTGTTTAATCTGGCGGTTAACTCATCATCAAAATTAAGCATGTATCCTCGCACCAGAATTAACAGCAGAGTTTAATGCTGGTATTAATTCATTCCTCACATAATCATCCTGTACTACACCGCCATGAATGTTAACTACTATATTACTGGATGGCTGGCCTGTTTCATTCATTTGCCTAAGACTATCAAGGCCAATAGACTGCGCTGAGTCTCTCCTTATAATGAACTCCCCAGCCTGGGCTAAGATCGGTATATTATCTCTACCACGCACCACCCCGCCACTGCCAAAAGCCTGTATTCCATTCTTTGTCACTGCACCGCCAGAATGACCGATGCCGAAAGACTTAGCTAAAAATCCACCGAAAGACACGCCTGTCGATGCTGGGGCAAAGAAAGTTTTTATAAGACCAAATACCACAGCTTGTGCTAAAATCTCTGCTGCGATTGACTTTAGTGCGGTTTTCACAGCATCACCCATATTCTGACCATGTATCCCCGCTTGAATAAACGTATCAGATAATCTTTGTGTCATTCCTATTGCCAGACTTTGGCTACTATTTAACACTTTTAGTGCGTTAGCTGTGGGGTCAAAAGGTTTCAATTCTTTAATTGCTGTCATTTTTTCAAGATGTAAGCCCTCTATATCTATAACACTTGTGAGAGAATCTTTTACATCCTGTAGTTTCTGTGTTTGAATATCAGAAGCAGTATTTAAATGCTCCATCGCTGCAAGTTCATTGAAAATCGCAGTGGTTCTTTCAATGATTTTATCATTGTGTGTTTGTAGAAGATTGTTTTGAGTAACTTGAGCGCTATTCTCTTTAATGATAGCAGCTTGTAACTCATCAGATTGACCTATCATATCTTGATTAGCAGAATATAGTGCTGTGGTGTTTGCCATTGCGATATCTAAAACATCAGCTAAATTAATTGACGCTTTGGTTTCGCTATCCATTGCTTTAGTGTTTAGGCCAAATTGTTCTTCTAATATCCCTAATTCATCTACTAATCTTTCTGCTCTCGTTCTTGTATCACCTTCAATAATCTTAATTGTACCTTCTGCAAGTTTTGTTAAGCTTTTTATAGTAGCATCGGTGGTAGGCTTTAATTTATCTCCAATAACGACAGCTAATCGAGTATAAGCATCGCCCATATTAGAGATTGCGCCTGTTGTGGTTTTAGATAATCTCTCGGTACTTCCTTCTATTCCTATAGTTGGATCTTGGATTGAGGATATTAAAGCTCTACGAAACTCAGGTAAAGTTGTCT